GTCTTTGCGGCTCCAACCCGTGTCGGGCAAACCGTCATTACCTGCGTCTGTGGTAGTTTCCTCATCGCCTTCAATCAAGAAGCGTGATGTAGGTAGTGAGTGTCGCCATTCGTTAAGCCATTCTTGACTTACTTCAACAACTTCACCACGAGTCCACATACCCATCGTATGTCGCATTGGGCGTTCAAAGAACGGTCCCAAAAAGGTTACAGTAGGCATTTAGCCCACCTCAAACAAGAAGCATCATCAAGACGACTGATTCAGTGCCACCGCTTACATTCTTTAGAATTAGCGGAGTACGCTTGTAAAGTTCTGTGTTGTTGGCGGTTTCCACTGGTGTGTTGCCGGTGAGTGTAATCGAAGTTGCTGTGAGTTCCTTGATAGTACCAAGATGCGCCCCCTCAAGAGTGGTGATAACATCACCAGCACTGAATTGAGTGGTTGCATCAACAGTATCAACGGTAGCGACACTTTGACTTGTCAAAAAGTTTGAGCCATCGTTAATCAAAACACCTGTTGCAACGGATTGCATCATCAATGGGTCGAGAGAAGCACTGTCACCCAACCATTGGCAACTTGTGTGAACAATGTCACTGCAAGAACCGGAAAGGGTAAGAGTTGCGTTGTCAGTAGCGTTTGACCACTTAGCGACAATCAATCGTGGGTTGTGAACTTGGCCGGAACCATCGGAGTTCGATGCTTGGAAACCGGTAATGCTACCGGGGTATGTTCCGTTAAAGCCGTCAAGCCACTTTGTTTTGTCTTGGTCAACACCGCCCTGCAAGGGTAGGTCCATCATTACATGGATTTCGCCCGCAGATGGTGTGTATGTCAAATTTCGGTATGTAATTGCTGCCATATTATGTCATCTCCATTATTTTTTTCTCATCCACCATCACTTAAGGTCACGAATTGAAGCGTGTCCTCCGAAGAAAGTCGTCCATAGTTCTCCCATAGTTCGGTACATTCCTTCTTGTCCAAGACGGTTGATTGCGAATGGGTCACCAGTTTCAATACCACTCTCGAAGTATTGGGTTGGGATTGCGGTCGAGAAGTACAAGTAGTCCGTATCGAGGAAGTACATGCGGCTCAAGGTGTCTGCTTGAACATCCTTAGATGGGATGATTGGGACACCGTTGTAGGTAGCGACGATGAATCCGGCTTCGATACCGGGAACACCCTTGACTCCGTTGTAGGTAGGAGTGATTCGCTTCTCTTCCATGAATCGCTGTTGCGACTGTAGGAGTTGTTGAAGGCGCATCAAAGTGTCATATCCTGTAAGGATGACCTTTGGGTTGCCACCACGAGTCCAGCACTTTTGGAAGATGGTGTCCAAGTGGTCGAGGGAGAGAGTTCGGTCAGTACCGGAGTTCTCATCGTGTTCTGCGAGGGACCAAGCGTTTGCACTTCGGTCGATTGAGTAAATGTCTTCATCGGAGCCAGCAGATGCACCGGTAGCGATACGGTCAAGTGACTCGAAATCGTTGCCAGCGGCGGTAGCCTTGTCAACAAGAAGCATCTTGTTGATATGCTCGGCGTGGTGCTTACCCATTTCTTCCTTGAGGATTGAGCGAATGTCGCCCAGTCCGTCATCCTTGTCAGCAAGGAACATTGCGGTTTCGCTCATGTCGAAGGTGTGAACCACAGTCTTCGGCTTTGCGGCAATGTGTTGGAAGGTAGGCTTGGTGGTGTCCGGTAGGGTTGCGTTTTCTGCAACACCGCCGCCAACAGTGAACGAAGGTCGTGCAGTGATGACTCGCCATCCACTGCGTTCCCACGGTCGCTTTGGTAGGATTGAAAATGCGTTGAACTCTTGGTTCAATTGGGACCAAACTTTGCGACCATAAATCGCTTGGTATGTACCAGCAGTTGTACTCATCATTGGGCTGTCAGCCTTGAGCAATTCACTACCGGAGTAGGAATAGCCCATTGCGTTACCTGCGCCGTAGTAGTATCGTTCCATGTCAGTTACGCTTCGGATATAATCTCTTGCCATATATTTCACTCTCCATTATTTTTTTTGTTTTCAAGCCCCTCGTGTTACCGAAGCGGCGAGATTGTGTACTTCATCCCAAGACATGTTGCTCAAGTCTTGTGTGGATGGGACTTCGACATTAGATGTGGAAGCCGACTTTTGAATTGATGTGCCGGAAATGGCGATGTTGTCAATTCGCTCACTTAGAGCGTTGATGGACTTCATCACTTCATTGATTGGGGCACGAGCATCGAACTCGGCTTTTTCAGCCTGTTGCTTTGCAATTGTCATTTCACTGTTCAATCGGTTAGCGAATTGAGATTCAAGGTCGCCACGGAATCCTTGTTCCAATGCGGCGGCTTTGTAAACTTCGTATGCGGCTTCAATATCAGTTGAAGAAACATTGCTGTGGTTAAGGTAGCCCTTGCTCATTGTAACAGGTCCAAGTGCGCCGGATGGGGTCTTACCACCGGATGAGGTGATTGCGTTGATTGCACCAGTGGAAGGAGAACCGTTCTCCTGTCCACGGCCACGGACTTGACCAGCGAAGTAGTCAGCACCATCAACGGCATCGGGGTTGTCGAAGCCACCAAGTTGTGCCTTCTCCAAGTTGTCGAAATGTTGTCGTGCCTCTCCGGTATTAACACCAGCAGATTTGAGGGTGTCTTCCATCCAGTTGAGGTATTCAGCAGTGATAACATCACTGTATTCGCTCTTTGCGTAGGTCATCTTATCATCAGTCATATTATCATCATCATCCTTTTTGTCTTCGTCTTTCTTGTCGGCGAATGGGTTTTTGGATTCTTCTTTTTCCTCTTTAGGTTCGGAATCATCCTTTTTGTCGTTCATGTGTTCTTTGAGGCCGGGAGGCATTTCGCCTTTTTCCATTGCGTCAAGTCGGGCTTCGAGTCTGCTCATAACATTGTTTAAGTCATTTTCTGTGGTCATGTTGGTGTCCTCCTTTAGAATACGAAATTGTGCTTCGGGGTTAATTCCTTTTTCACAAATCGTAATCTCATGCAGTTCCATCTTACTAATTTCTTGGTAATCTCCATGTTCTCCATCAGATTTACGCACTCTTTTGAATGCCTGTCCACCAATGGAGAATCCTTGCAGATTTCCTTTACGGATTTCTGCTCCCACTTCACGAGCCTTTTCAATGTCGTTGCGAAGTGAAACAACCACAAACATACCAGTATCGTCAACTTCGGATTTCCACATCCTTCCGTTTGAGTCAACATAGGAGTCGATAACTTCTCCCACTTGAATGTTAGAGTGAGCAAGTTGCACATTGCGGAACTTGTCGCTCTTCATGAATCCGCCAAAAGCATCTTTTAGTGCTGAACGGGTAATAAGGTCACCTTGCTTATCCACCAGTTCAACTGATGCGTAGCCAGCGATAACCATGTCGGAACTGCCCTTGATGAGAGCAATGCCGGAGGTAGGTCGCTTAAGGGACAACATTACCCTCCGATTCACTGTCATGGTATATAGAATGATACTATTACACTGAAAGAGTTGGGGTATCATTTTCATCGTCATAAACGATGGACTCGTCTTCATCGGTCTTCATTTCAATGTGTTTTACTGGTTTTTTCTTTTCTTCTGCGGAATCGGGTTTTATTTCTCCTTCATCCGGTCTTTTCTTTCCGTCATAATCCGGTAAGTTGCTTTCTTCTGTTAATCTTGTAGGACCACTTGGTGATTCAATAGGTGTAGCCATATCAATTCCCAAGCCTTTTGGTCCAGTCCAAGTCAATTTTTCTTTAGCAAGTTGGTCTAACGCCCTACTGATAATTTCAAAAGCCTTCTTTGTTGAGGGTTTGAGAAGGCGATTTTCGTCATCTTCATCTAAAACACCCGCTGATTGCCTGTCTTGTCTTTCACGACTTGGAGTTTTTTCATCATCCATCATGGTTGATTTAGTAAGATGACCTTCAATCATCAATGGGGCAACAGTGTGCCAATACGGATGAAGACTTTCTGCTAATGTAATTGAGTAGTTTGATTTTCTTAAATCACCCAAAGCAGAAGAAGGTGTGTGTAAATACCAATTTTCTCCAATTCTTTCAACTTGATATATCACGGTGTCGATATTTTTCAAAATTACTTGAATGGTGTTATTGTGATATTCTAAATCGTGTGGTATGAGTATAGGTGAAAATGATTTTGTGAGTAAATCAAGTGATTCTGTGCTGGCCGCACCTTCACCTTCACCTTCACTTTCTATTTGGCCCACTTGTACATTATACACATCTCGACTTTTTCTTCGCTTCTTAGAAACACCAGTGATAGTTGCTCGAACAATATCACCAACTTTGAATGCTTTTTGTTGATTGTGTGCTGTTCCTACATCCATGTAAAATTTGTTTTTATGCGTCACAGCCCGGTTGCCCAATGATTCACCATCAAGAATTGGACCTGCACCAAGTTGATACGAGAATGGCCCATTACCCTTGCGGTTAAGGATAATAAAGTTGAAGTCACGAGTTTTACGCAGTAATAACCACTTTGGATGACGACGCTCTCCTTTCATGTATGTGGATTTGTTGTCACGCAAAAGTACAACCTTATGTTCGTTCTGCAAAATTTTAACAGCATCCTCAAGTCCTTCTTCATCAGTCATTTTAGTGTCATGTGGACCCGGAATGATGACATTTTCATGACTATCAAACTGCCCTCTTAGCACTTTCATGCGTTCATGCATCAGCATTTCACCCACATTGGTATCATCATAATTGATAATGTCGATGATGTTCAAATCTTCTTTACCTACAATACCATCAATAACGAAATTGTTGTCATTTAGTTCTGCAAGGCTTTCTTTGAAGGCTTTTTTCAACCCAACTTTACGGCCATTTTCATCGTAAGTAGTGATTTCATTGTCTTTTTGTACGATAATAACACGCTTACCATCGTACCATTTACTCACAACCCAAGAGCCACTGAACCCTCTCAAATGTTCAAGGTCACTTAAATCAAAGATACGATGCATGGGTCGCACAGGTGGAACCCATTCAGCATCACTACTCTTTGTCAATAGAACATCGGGATTCAAAAGAGAAGTGATGTATTCTCCCATCTCTCCCAAAGCAATACGGTCTTCTGCTGTTTCGTAAGTTAATGGGTTCATTGCTAAAGCCGGTGATGTGACATTTTGTACTGGTATGCTTTCTAAACCTTGAAGCACTTGACTACCTACTTCTTTCCCGTGTAAACCAGTAATTGCATCTTGCCATGTGTTTTGAAACAACTTTGGTTCAGTAAAAGTTCCGACTACAGGTTCACCATCACTTGAAAAATCAATTCCAAATGTTGATTGTTGAGGATTAGCCACTGAATGTACTACACCGGCTCCGGTGTGTGTTGGAATGATACCATAGGTATCGGGGTTTATTCCACCTACAGGTACAGGTTCTTGATTAAAACCAACAGACAATGTGGTTTTTTCTTGAGGTGTCATATTATCAATGTTAATTTGATTTTGATTCAAGGCGACAATACTATCAAGTCGATTTTTTGAAGCACGAGTCTTGTATTTTTTCTCCCCCGAACCAACACCAAAGCGATTGTGAATGTCAATTTGCTTACCACCAGCATCAAAGAACGACAAACCAGCGGGTGACATAAGCGAGTCATCGGCTACAGTGCGTACAACATTGCTTGTAATGCTATGAATTGGGTGTTGCTTCCATTTTTCGTGTTTTGGTTGAGAGTTTTCCATTGCAGTGTGGAAGCCTTCATTTACACTGTCTTGTAAAAATTCATCATCACCAGCAAGATGATGCAAAAAGAAATCATCATCAAATTTACCGCTTTCCATAAGTTGGCCTACGGTACTCACATGCAAGGGTTGGTTTGTATTGTTAGATTCATCAATTATTCGTTGAACATGTGAGGCCATGCGGTTTCTTTGTTCTGTAGTTTTTGGAGTAAGACCAAGACCTTCTAAAACTTCATCGGTGTTCATAGTACCGTCAACGGTAAAAATTTCGTCACCTTGTAGGTGTTCGGTTATCTTTGGATGGACACCTTTTTGTCGTTGAGGTACTTTTTCAGTTGTATTACCAAAACGGTATGCTTGAGTTTTGATACCATGTACATCGTGAGGTACTGTACCCAACATTCTTTCAGCCTCAAACATCAGTCGGTTGTGATTTGCAAGAAACTGTTGAGGGTCTGTACTTGCTAATTCTTCACTAAAGTGATTTGGGTCATGTTCCAATACACGGGGTAGTAAAAATTGTGCGGCTTGAAATACAGACTCACGGCTTGCTTTGAGTAAGTTATTGAAAACTTTAGCATCTGCCTCAAAAGGATTAGTTTTACCGAGTACACTCTTTGCGGCTTTACTTTGTAGTTGATTAAGTTCAACTGTGAGTTCTTGTATTTCATTCATAATGCGCTTTGCCCCTTCGGGACTAAACTCTCCTTGTGCCGCAGGGTCATAGAGTGTTGATTGAAGTTGTTCAATTTCTGTACGAATATCTTCTTCTCTTTGAACGGAAGGGTACATACCACCCATTGATAACGCTCTATGAATAGTGTGAGCATCAAATGGTAGTGCATTACCTTCCTTATCAAGAGTTTTAATACTACTCCTACCACTCAAACTTCCTTTCTTGTTTGCCTCTAACTTTTCTTGTGCCAGTTCATAACGGTGGTTTGTCAACCAGTTATGCAAACCTTCAATGTCGCCAGTATTGAGTGCTACATCTTGTTGAGTAAGAGCATCCTTAAGTTGTTGAAATTCTATGTTATTTTCATCGTCATCAATATCCCCATGAAGGTGATTAAAAACTTCGGTTGCTGAACTGTTGTTCAATTTTGCTAATGCAGTTAAAATCCTCATATTTTTAGCATCATCGGCGTTTCTAATGTACCGTTTGGTATTTTCAAATGATGGTTGCCTTTGCCCTATTCCTTGAAAATCTATGAAATCGTCATGGTCAGCACCATAAGTGACAGGTACATTTCCATCTTTTAATGCCTTGAGTTGTTCCATTGAAGTTTTGTTGGGTGCATGGGGTGAATTACTTCGACCGAGCATAGTTTTAAGGTAATGTAGTCTTCTTTTCTTTGCTAAAATAGGCCCATCGCCGCTATGTGATGAATATGCTTGTTCGGGATGAGTAGTTTTCATAGCGTTAAATGTAGTGGATGGATGGAAATACCGTGTTTTAAATTTCTTTCTTTCTGCACTGTTCATGTTCCTTATTGCATATTCTGTTTGAGGTGAAAGCGTTGTTTTGTGAAGAGTCCAGTTGTGTTTTTCACCCGCTGATGTTTTTGTAAATATATTGGCTGGTGAAAATATGTTTTCCAACAAAGTGCGTTTATCACCTTTATCAAACTTTTTTGTGACTGGGTTCCAAGTACCAACAGGATTTGCTTTTCCAGTACCAAAATGCAACCCTAATGACATATTTTCGGGGTTTACATTTAATGGCTCATATTGTTTTGAGCCTGTTATCGCATTGGTGTGCGGTTTAGTTTCAAACATTGAAGAAAACTCCGGCATAGTATTGTCTTCTTTTATGCTTGATGTTTGTACTGGTTTTTGACCTTCACCAGTAAAGGGGTTAAAAGGCTCATCAGCATCTATGGAAGAAGGTAGTATTTCATCGAGTGTGGGTTGCATTCCGGGTGATAAACTGTGAATTATTTCGTTGTAAGCAGAATGAGTCATACCTGCTCCACCACCTACATCAAGACCTTGACTCCAAAATTTAGCCGGTCCTACGGTAAAATTACCATTACCACCGAGTTGCCAGTATTTGGGTGCATCTTCATCGGGGTGAGGTCCGTGTGGGGCTTGAAGAAAAGTAAGGTGTTCCCTCATTTCTTTCCCTCTTGATGCGATATTACCACTCAATTTTGCTTCTTCTTCCATATTTTCTATGTCTTCTAAAGGTATAACAGGACCATCCATGTTTCCATAAATAGGATGCTTTAACAGTGGTTTACGAGTTTTAGGGTCATAACCGGCAAGGAAAAGAATATCTTCCATTGACATAAATGTTTCATGTGGACCTTGCATAACATTTCTCTTTTTTGGTCGATGGTTTCTTGATGATGCCCATAGACCTTTTACTCCATCTTTTGTTTCAAGAGGGTAAGATTCCGCCATGTCATTTTTGTCAAGATTTAACTTTGGTAAGAAACTGAACGGTTTACCTACCCACTCACCGTTTTGGTCTTCTTCGATACCATGAGCATCATGTAACGCTTCAATAATATAATCAGCAATAGAACCAGTTGCTTCTTTTTTATCATCTAAAAGTTGGTATGTATGTGCGGCTTCACCAAAGGCATTTTGCAGAAACCTGTTATCACCTTGACTATAATCTTCCATACTTTCCATACGATGATGTGCATTAGCACCCCTATGCTCATCACCTCGTGTAGCCCAATTTAACTCCGGTGTACGACGAATCAAGTTATTCCAAGCAATGCGAGCAGAAGGTATTGTTTCACCGTTGGGTAATTTTAGAAGAGGCTTTTTATCAAGACCACCTTCTTCATGTATTCGACGCATAACTGCTGTACGCTCAACGGGGTTTAACCATTCAAGACCATACATGTACCCCTCATGACCAAGTGCCGATGGGTGTTCATCACTATTTTCATCAACAACATAATCGTCACTTACCCATTGCTTGGCTCTTGCTTCAAAATGAGCAACTCGCAAGCGATTCTCATTTTCTTCTGCCGAACGACCTTCGGAAAGATTTGCCTCATTCATTTTAATAGCATCAATGTTATTTCGTTTCCATCGTTGATAATCTCGTTGATACAAGTCATCTTGATGAGAAACATTGCTACCATTTACTCGGATTGGCCCTAATAGCGTTTTGTTGTTGTGACCAAAAATAAGTGGACTTTTGACCTTTTCAAGTTCATCGTGTAGTAAACCTTCCATTCGTGCTTCTTCTTTTGAGTGTCCGTTGAAAATGTGACTTCTAAACTTCTCAACAAAAGCCGGATAACCACTTATGGAATTAGTATGCAATAAAGGGTGAATAGAAGAATGGAATGGAAAATGCATTTTTGTGTAGGGTGAGCCGGTTTCGGGGGTAAAAGAAGGCCATACAGCATGAGAATGCATTGTGTCTTTTGCACCACGCAGACCTTTATTCCAAATATGATTTGTAGGTTCATTGTAAATTTCTTGACGACCAAGAAGCATACCCGGTCCTTCTGCTACTTCCGCTTGGGTATTTACCATAGCAATATCTTGACCTGCTATTTTTTCCCGCTGTGCATCATCTTTAACAATCATTTCAGCACTGTATTTCAAAGTACGAAGAGTGTCGTCGGTAGGTGCTTTTTCTAAAGACTCCCACGCTATGATGTATTCTGCGGCATTAAAGGCTAAATCCTTACCATCGGCTAATGATAAAAGAAAGTCATTTTTTACAATGTTAAAATTTTCTGCCACCATAAGTTCACCGCCTCATTGTAGCGGTTGAAACTTAGGACAAGCAAAAATATCCATACCGAGATGTAAATTACATCCTTCTCGTGGATTACCCCCACAAGTTAGGCAAGACATTGATTTACCCTGCTCGACTTCTTCACGAACTGCCGCTTTGGGTGACTTGATTACCATGATGTAAGCCATGTGACCACATCAATATCTTCGCTCGCTTCCGCCTTCTGCGTCTTCTCTTTCAGTACCAGTACCGGCGTGTGGGTTCATACGACCGCCAAGTTTACCCAAGTCAACTTTTTTGTCATGCTTGTCACGCTTTGGTTTACCATCTTCGTATTCAATGGTGTTGCCATTTGTAGTGTAGTAAGCGGTCTTGGTTTGCCCACCGGATTCAGTGACCAAGTGTGGGTTTATATCGGTAATTTTTTCCTTTGGTATTGGTTTTGGGTCAGCCAAAGGGTCAGCCTTTGCCATTTTTCCACCACAGCCCATTTTCATGCAACCCATCTTGTTCATTTTAGAACCGCAACTTGGACAGTCTTTACACTTACAAGGTTTCTTTCCACAGTCACACTTACCTTTTTCAAGAAGACCTAAACGATTGTTCATTTCTTCTGCTTTTTCAAGCATCTGCTTAACTTCATAACTAATTGCTTCAAATCTTGGCTTCATACTTACACCTCGGTTTCTTTTGCTGATTGTGCCATTTCATGAATGTCTTCCCACGACATATTGTGGAACTCTTCATTTGTTTGTGGCACAGAAGAATTTACACCCTTCATAATTGAATCATCATTCATGTCGTTTCTAAAAGCATCACCAGTGACATTTTCAGTAAACGGTGTCGTTGCTTTCACCATGCCCATTTTTTTCAACATAATAGTTGGATTGTTAATCATTTTACGAAGACGCATGTTTTCGTGCTTAAGTGATTCAAGGTCACTGTCCATGCTTTCCATCTTTGTAATCAAAACACCCATCAATCGTTCCGCATCCGATTGTTCAGTCATTTAAATCACCTCATTGAGAGTGTCGGCCAAAAGTTCCGGTGACACGAGTATAGTTTGATGGTCGAACTCCGTTTGAAACAGTACCACTAAGTCGGTGTCCTTGAAGGGATTGAGCCGAAGTCGGTCGATTATCAAACTTCATAACTGGTGCGCCACCAGCGTAAATATCGTTAGGACCAACTGTAAGACCACTTTCAGCCTTAGAAATAGCGGCAGACAAATCTTCCGAAAGGAAGTCTGCTACTTTACGCAATTCATTCAATTGTTGCTTTGCTAAGTTAGCATCACCGGTTGTCAAGGCAGTAATAAATGCCTTTTGGTGTTGTTCCATCTTTCTTGCCATTGGGTCCATTTTGATTAAATCCATATTCAGCCCTGCCTTATCCCATGTTGTCGCTCTTTAAGAGTCTTTATGCACCCTTGAAATTTCTTGCATTCAAAAGAGCATTGCTATTCTGTTGTCCAATAGAGGGTTGTGGACCTCTTTGTTGTACACTTGTTACAGGAGAGCCACTACCAGCCGATGTACGGCGTTGTGGAGCGGCTGGCCCTCGATTACGGATTCCCATACCTTGACCTCCGGGTTGCGGAGGGGGCATTGGCATTCCACCTTGTGGCATACCCGGAGGCATACCTCTCATTGGCATTCCACCCATTGGCATTCCACCCATTGGCATTCCACCCGGCATCTGTCCACCCGGCATCATACCCGGAGGTGGCATTCCGCCACCCGGCATAGGTGGTGGCATTCCGCCACCCGGAGGTGCGCCACCCGGAGGTGCGGCAGGTTGTGGTGGAGGCTTACGATACACAAAGCGAATATCGCTACTCGACTCACCATCAACCAAATCGGCTACAAAACCAAGTTGAGTCATTCGTTGCGCTACATTGAGTTCTTGCTCATCACGGCGTAGTCGAGTAATTTCATCTTCTTCTTCATTTGGATAAAGAGTGAGTTTCCAATCATGGACTCCCATTTCTTTCAGCATCTTAGGGAAAAGAACATCGGTGTAAATTTTTTGTCCAAATTCAACAGCACGATTTGTAACAAGGATTTGCATACCCTCATTACTCAAGCCACCCGACTTACCGCTATCAACCATGAATACACTTGAAACACCAAAGTAAGCCGCAATACGATTACGAATTTCATCACGAACTGCAATGTACTGCATTTCTTCAAGCGTGTCCATAAACTTAATCCAATTTACACCACCACGGCCAGTTTGACTTTCAATACCCACTTTTGGAATGTAATGTGGGTCACGCTCCATTTTCTCATCAACAGACTTCCAAAATGATTTCATCGACTCAAGGTTATCAGTCGTGACTGAAATAATCCCCTTTGGCATTCTTCGCTTTTGATAAGCAGTGTACATGTAATTATCCATTGCTGTAAGTGTCATTGCTTGTCGCCACATTGTGTTGACCGGTGAACGACCGTATAATTTAGATGGATTGTACTTACTCAAATGAAGAACTTCACCTTCGATGAAATACTGCGTTTTACCGCTACCAGCCATGTTGACATAATGTACATCATGTAAGTCCATTCCGCATGTTTCACATTTATCACTTTCAGCGTGTGTTTTTACTTGGTCCCTGTGGATTCTGCAAACCTTGTATCGTCCACCACGAACACCACGCTTATCGGCAACAATACGCATAAAGATAGGGTCACCTCGAATCATTTCTTTAACACGGAAAAATGCAACTTCTTTTGATTCCGGGTCAATGTAGTATTCTTTTACCAAGATTAAGAATGCATCATCAACAATGTTTAGGTCATTTTCAACTTCATTAAGAATATGAATAAATGCTTGGTCCATACTGTTGTTTTGATTTAACAACCACTTCACATAGGTGATTTCATCATGGTCGGGGTCACGCACTGGACCTTGACAAACATTACAAACTTCAACTTCATGTTGATATTCTTCTCCGCAATCACTACATTTTTTATGAAAACGCTTTTCAAAGTAGTGTCCTCTTCGGAACATTTCTTGTCGAATTTTTGAAAGGACTGTTCTTAAAATCAAACATTCCGTACTTACTGCATAAAGCGCAGGTATGGTAATACCCTGTGCCATGACTGGTTCTTGAATACCACTTGTCCAAAGTGGCATGGTCGGAGTTGGAGATTGCTTACGCTTGAATGGTTTACCAAGCGCACCTAAAAATCGGCTTATTCTGCTGTCGTCGTCTGCCATCAAAGTCCCTCCGCATATCCACCTATGGTATCAGCATCCAAGCCCCACTTAGTCAAGAGGTTGTCGGCTTTCTTTTTATCATCTTTCCAATTACTGAAAGTGACAAGTTTTTGTAATTCGTTTTTTCTCATCCTATCTTTAGAATCAATAAAAGTCAAAACAGCCTTTGCTTGCAATGATTTCATTTTCAAGTGAGGTAAGATTCCTTTGAGTAATTGTCGTAAATCATCCTTTGATTGAAAAACCAATCTGTGAAGACTCCGATTACTGTTTTTGTGAATTTTTTGATTCAAAACTAAGCGACCACAACCGAGGGCTTTGTGTAAGTTTTCACAGTGGTCTTTACCCCTTTCTCCTGTAGCAACAAATGTTGCTCTTGGCTCACCTCTTTCGCTAATAAAAATACTTCCATCAGCATCAAGAAAACCAGCCGCATACGCCCAAATATCCTTGATAATCAAACCATCGGTGCCCATTTTTAAAAATTGTCCACGAGTCGGTGAACGATAAATGTCGAGTTCTTCGCCGTACATTTTGATAAGCATACCAAGTTTACTGGGAGTAATGGACTTGTTTAAGACACCAACACCACGACGCACAATCTCACGGCTACTTAATTCACCGCTTTTTTCTAACTGCGTCGAAGCAAACTCTAAAGTTGTTTTATCGTCTTTTGAAATAGAATCAATTTGATGCAAAGTTTTTCGCCACATCTTTTGAGCATCTTTACGCATTTGCATTGCGTCAACCCAATTTTCTTGTTCATCAGTACCCCAATCATTAAGTTCGTTTAGCATTGAAAGTACAGAAGTGGCTTTCAAAAACATTTGACATGCTTGTTGTAAACCGGTACTTCTTGACTCACCAAACTTTCGCAGTGATTTTAGTGAGCGGTCATTTATTCCCATGTATCGTATGGTGTCTTGCAAACCATCACTCCAAGTCAAATTATTGATTGTTGCTTCAACTTCCATTGCCTTAATTGTTCTTACATCATCAATAACAGCATCAATCATATCTCGATTACTTTTGTCGTTTCGACGCATTTTTCGACACATACGAATGATTGAGTCAGCATTTTTACCATATGTGGCCTCAAGCCATCCATCTCCATTTTTTGGAAAACCGTATGATTTTATGTCTTCTTTAATAAACAAAGACGACTCTTTGACTACAGGAATTTGTTTGTTGTAAAAAAGTGGATGCTGTGCTAATGTGTTAAACACACTTTTAGTGAAATCATCACCGTTAATTTGTGGAGCATCGTACTCATCACCGACAATTGCACTACCCCACATATTGGCTACCTCATTGTCCTATCATTTAGAGATTCCTATGATGGTGAAACACAGGAACTTTGGTATCACCGTGTCCCATTTGTCGAAGGGCTTCCATTCGGTGTCCACCTTCTTGCATTCCGGTATATTTTTTGTTGTTAAAACTTAACTCCGGCATACCTATTGGCATACCTGTTTTCATTCCCTCTATGATTCGAGCAATGTTTTCACGACTCCCTCCTTGTGGGCTAAACTGGCGACCATCCCATCTGTATTCAGCATCTCTTCCCCCTACGGGTGGTTCATTGTATTCTTCTGCGTCTTGTGCTAAAATGTCAAAATAATCATTCGGTGTTATTTGAGTAATTTTATCATTTTTACCATAAGCATAAGGTTGACCACCAATCACGGGTTCGGAAAAATCCATATTGTAAGCCATTCGTACACCCGGTATATCAGTATCAACAATAGGTGCTTTGACTAAAATGCTTTTGACAATTGTAGGTTTACCGCCTACGCCTTGTTTTTTAGCACGCTTGCGCTTGGTAGCGGCTCGCTTTTGACCCTCGGACATTGAGCCGCTGGTCTTAGGAGTCTTACCACTTACTTTGACGCTTGGCCTACACTTGGGATAACCCTTACTTGATTTACTTGCTTTAGAACGCCCACATGGTGGGTGCTTGCCGTCTTTATCTTTGCGTGACACATCAACCCACTTTTCTTTGAACCAACGGTTCAAATCCTTAACGATGAGAACATCGTAGCAGGTACATCGAGTCATTCAAAGTACACCGACCATTTTCTTAATGTCTTTTTGTTTGTCAATAAGAGCGTAGCAAGGACACTTTGGAGCAGAAGCAGAACACTGCATAACACCTTTAATCATGCAAACACATGGTGTTTTTTCGGTTCCACCACAGCAACAAGATTTTCTTTTAAGTTTCATTTCTTCTTACCTCCTTTCTTTTTACCCTTAAATTTACCACGACAGTATTGAACAGCCCATCCGTTTGCATAGGCTGATGGGTAAACATCGAATTTCTTTTTTGCGGCGGCTTTACCAGCGGGACACAATTTCTTTTCCAACGCATCCCACGCTGTAGTCATTCCGACACAGTGACCACAATCGCAACCCATATCAATCACTTCTTTGTGCAAAAGGATTTGGTGGGTCACTAAAATCTAAGACTCTCTCTTTAGCATGTTGCGGAGGGGGTGCTTGTGGCATTGTTCTTCGAGTCATCTGTCTTTGTTGAGCGAACGATGCTGGATTGATTGTACCGCCGGGTGTTGAAGGTGTGGTAGGTACATCATCACCAAGTTCCGGTAATTTAGTTTCATTCTTTTCTGCATTAGGGTCATTTACATTTCCCATTTGCATACGGGCTTGTTGGTGTTCTTCTCTCCCTGCTCGCATTCGTGCAATAGGAGTTGAAAATGGTTTACCTGTTTTATCAGTTTCTTTCATCTTCAAAAATTTCCAAGCGTCACCCATTGGGATTGCTTTCTTTTTGCTGTCCGGGTCTGCTGTTTTTTCCGGCGACTTAGGCGACTTACCACCAAGTGCAATCACAACAACCATGCCTTTCTTTTTCTTTTTATCGTCTTCTTTCATATTAAAAACCCCATTCATCAAATGGAAAAATCATGGAACCAACCATCCATCGCCAGTTCCTTTATTTCGATGTGGCATACCACCGATGTACTCATCGAGTCCCGGTAGTATGTCATCGAGTAGTTGCACTGAACCTTTGAACTCCTTTGTTCCCCAGTTCGCTAAAGCAAGTGCCATTGCCAAGTCATCGTGAGTACCGACCGATTCAAGTCGCCCATTCTTTTGCATACCGAATCGGTTCAATTCTTCTTCTAATTTGTGAGTGAATGTACGACTTCGCTCATCACCATACGGTAATTGAATGTGTCCTTGTTCAAAAGCCATAAGCAAAGACATGAACATACTTTCTTTGCGCTGGCGTGTTGTCATAAAAGTACGAATAGGAATATCGTTTCTCATGTCTTGAAGTTCAGCGGCAAACATTCGCTGGAAGTTGTTTCCTTCAAGTTCAATCAAATCCGGCTGGAAGCGATTGTTAAGAGTGAGAATGTGTTTTTTCTGTGCCAATCCACCAAGTCCTTTTTCATGAACTATACCGACAATTTGCTTTATGTTTTCACCGGGTGGTGTACGAAGCACAAGCATGGCTGTGTAGTCAGCGTTCTTATCCGAAGCAATCGCTGTGTCCCATCCAATGAAGTGCTGTCCGAACACACCAGCGGGATTACCTTCTTCGTCGTATTCGGTATCAGCCCTGTCAAGTAATACCAGTTCATTGTTGCGAGCCTCATTTAGAATTGTAGCAGGGAACATACTTGCAACATCGTGAATAGGTTCACACAAATACTCACGGCTGAATTGGATAGCGGGCATGGACATACGCCGTTGCTCAAGTGCCTCAAGATTCCACCGTTCCGGCCAAAGCGCATTACCTTCCCCATCAATAGCAGGGTATGTTTCGACACGGAATGTTTCTTTTTGCTCAAGTTCTGCATACAAATCGTTGTACGAAAACGGTGTACCGACCATCATCAAACGAGAAGAGTGGTGCAGAACAGGCAGAAGAACACCATAGAACCAGTCAGCGGCACGCTGTAGTTCTCCACCAGTAGTACCCCAAAGAATATCGTCGCAAACAACTACATCGGGGTGGAAACCACGAGTAGCACCACCAACGGACTTAGCCATCAATCGGCTACCGTTAGTGAACTCGAAGTACGACTTAGCCCACGGTCGGCCACCTTCGGGCTTGAGGTGTCGAAGAATATCGGATGATTCAATGTTGTTGCGAATAAATCGCATGTGTTCAAGCGTCTGTTCAAGAGAGTGAGAAAAAATCATGATGTGTGTACCGGGTTTGAAGGCGGCAATCCAAAGAGCATAGGCCATGAACAAAGTGGATTTACCGTGGTCACGACTTGCTTTAACACAGTAGTAGCGGTGTTCGTTCAATCCTGTTTCCCAAGACTCGTGGTGATGACTGTAATGAAAGCCCAAAATTTCTGTAAAGAAATACTTGAATGACTTGGCCGACATTTTGCTATCCATCTCGTGGATAAACGCATTCATGTCCTCTCCCATTGTATCACCGTGTCTTAATGTACATGAAAGCGGCAAGTTCACCAATTTCATTTGGCGTCATTTTGTAAAGATTATCGGGTCCGAGTATATCGAACAACATGTCAGTAAATTCACCTGCATTCTTTAGATTGTTTCGGGCCACCCAATCGTGTCCATCGTAAATAGCATCGAATGGGTCGGTTTGATTGTGAGAACCCGGTGGACTTTCGGGACCATAATGCTGTATATTTTGAACTGTTCCTTCCTGTGTTGCTTGTGCTTGCATTTCCCTAAAATTAGGTGAACCCGGTGGTCCTCTCCCCGCCGCTTTCATATTTTCAGTTTTTTGGCTTGGAGTAAGGTTTTGTCCGGGTAGTGCTACATGCGGTACTACTCCTACCGGCGGTACTTGCTGTTGAGTCGTTCCTTGTACTCCTACCGGCGGTACTTGCTGTGCTGGCTGTTGACCAGCCGCCATCATCGCTGATTGGTCCATACCAAGTGGGTTTTGATTGTTAAAGGTTGGCCCAGTACCACCCATACCAAAATTACCTACACCCAATGTAGTTGCAGGAGCAGGAGCCGCAGGAGCAGGAGCCGCAGGAGCAGGTGCAGGAGCAGGAGCCGCAGGAGCAGGTGCAGGAGTAGGATAATTTTGCGGTATAGGAATAGGGTTGCCCTCCGGTGTAAATTTTTGTTCATGCGCTGGTGGCATAACAGGTGCAGGGTAATTTTGCGGTATCGGTGCTGGTGCTTGTGGTACTGTACCTTGAATTTGTCCCGCTGTCATTGCTCCTGTTGGGTCAAGTCCTTGATATGTGTACCCTGCTCCAAGTGGAGCGGCTATGTTGCCACCTTGCATTGCATCAGCGGTGCTTAAAGCAGTAGCCCCTAAAGCCGCACCTTTACCAGCAAGTCCAGCAAGTCCAACCAATCGACCTGTTCTGCTAACTTTGGAACCGGGGGCTTTACCACGACCACGAACTGCATTAAACAAATCCATTGCCGAAGGGCCGGAGCCGCCACCCACTGTTTGAAATTGAGTCACATCTGCTTTTACCAAAACTTTGTTGCTCACCATATCACCCCATGTTTGTTTTTATGACTTTGATAATCTTAGCATCAACATTGTAGGACTTAGCGATGTTGTGCCAATCTCCCATTGTTTGATTGATTGTCACGACCTCACTTGCGGTTAGCCCGACATGTTTCGCCAGTGCGTGTGGATTGTTAAGATTACTGTTAATTTTAATCCCCTCGAATCCGGCTTCTTCTTGTTGCATTCGCTCTAATGCTTTCATTACTCGGTCCATTACTGGTAAGTGTGCATCTTCGGCTTTCATATATTGTGAAAGCATTTGCTGGCGAGGGTCGGAAAGAGATTGTTGCGCTCTTGCTTCAATAGGTGTAAGTTCCGGTGATGGTGCTGGTGTCCTTCGACCTACATTACCAGCGGTCATCATTTCACGGAAACGCTGTGGGTCCATTTGACCAATTTGCGGTCTAAATTGTTGGAACCGTGGGTCGAGAGGCGTAGCCGGTGGGCCTTGTGGTCTTACCGCTACAGGAGAGCGAGGTGCCGCACCGGAAGGAGGTGGTGAAGAAACCGGAACCTGCGAAAGAGCGGAAGCAGGGGATTCCGGTGCGACTGTATCACCACTTGGGCGAATTGGCATGGCTGTACTTTCTGCAAAGTCTTCCATAGGGTGTAGGTATGCATCCATGTGAGGGTCGAGTGTGGCATCAACTCCTTCTTCGGGATAATCTGCAAATTGCATACCTCTTGCTGGTTCTGTTTTTATGTCACCAATAGGCATTTTTACTGGCAAACCCTGTGATTCTGCTTGGTGGTCGGCTAATGCTTCGATAATACCACGAAAACGCTCGACTTGACCCATAAGCCGCTCATCGTATCGTACACCAAATGCGTTTAACTGCTCACTGTCAATTGAATGATTACTCAAATTACTTCGCTTGGAGTCATCATCACTTAGACCGGACCTGTGAGCGAGTGCCATAAGACGGGCGGCAGTGGTGTCTTTTCCTTTGCTACCACCCCTACCGGGTTTGAAATGACGACTTTGTTCATCATAGGACAAACCTTCTTCTCCTTCACCATAGATACCCATGAGGCTATTGAAATGCTTGTTAAAATCACCTTGACCCGGCCTACCAAACAAATACATCATTGCTGGTACATTTGCCATATCTTGAATTAAACTTCTTCGTAGTTCACTATCTTGAAGAATGACACGAAGCGGGCGTTGAATCATTTCGGGACTCGCTAAAGTGCCCACATTGATTGTAGCGGGTACATCGGGAATTGCATCTATGTTGCCCAAAGCGTTTGTAATGGCTCTTTCAGCCATTTGATATAATCCATTTTTGTGTTCCCAACTACCTTTTTTTCCGGCTTTTTGTCCACTTGCTTTTGTATTGGGATAAAAGAAAATGTCCGGTAGGTGGTGAGTAGTTGATTCAGTGTGTGCCGCAGTTTGTTCACTGAAATAATCATCGGGTGCCCTCGACATGTGTTCTGTGCTTATTTGATTTGGATGTTCTTGATATGAAGCATCGACAGCACCTTTAGGTGCTGTTTCACGAGCGTAAATGTAAGGTTTTTTTACAAAAGACAAATCCATTGATGATTCAAATGGAACACCATGTTCTTTTTCAAGTATTTGACCAAGTTCGTGATTAAAAGGAATAGAATAAGATTCAATAAAACGACCCATTGGAGTGTAATTTTTTTCTCCGGGGTTGAAATTTCTGTTGGTGTAGGTGGTAATCAAAGAACCATTTTTGGTTTTTGTTGGGCGTTCGGAATGGCCTTCTGTACTGTCACCCGGAGGTAGCATTCCAGCCCTAATTTTTCTCCACGCCATGTTGTCAAAAGGTGGTAATGCGTGCATACCGTCATTCTTGTCATCGTCTTTTCCATGCATTGTATGGTTTTGATTAAACAATTGAATTGATTGGTTAATTAAATCAACAGGATTTGCTTTGATACCATGTTTTTCTAAAAACCACCCTAAGCGTGTAGCCGCCGCATCAATACCATGTTGATAACTGCCCGTTGGTGTGTTGTAGTGTAGTTCACCGTGTTCACCCGGAGCAAACTCACCTTCAACAATTTGTCCATGAGCATGTGCAAAAGCAGGTACATCCTCTTCTGTAGGTGGTCGAAACGCTGTTGCCGGTGGGTTGCGAATCATTGCCGCACCCTGTGGGGTAAAATGCTTCATTCCCCATGCTTTAATCAGTGGAAAACGAACAGGTATCATCCCATGTGCCCCCGCTTTGAAGTAAGATAACCTGCGGGGTCAAGTCCTAAACGACTTGAATTGGTTTCAAGATTTTGAGTAGGACCATCATTCTTTTCATCTTCATCCTCATTACTATGTACAGGAGATGGATGGTCGGGTACATTACCATCGTAAAAATTAGGTTTCGACTTCTTCATGTTAGCCTTTTTTCTTTGAAGTTCAATTAGTTGCCTCATCAATTGAAGCATTTCAACACGATTAGCATGTCGATTACTTTTGAGTAAATCACTTTCAGTACGCTCTTCACTCATCATCATACTCGATGATTGAGGTGCTGGCATACTTGGAACACTACTCATTGGTGGGGCCATCTGTGGCATAGATGGCATCTGTGGCATAGATGGCATACGAGGCATACGAGGCATACGAGGTCGGCGTAGGCGTTGAAGTGAAGGTTGTCGCATTTGTCCCGATTGGCCCGGTAGCATTCCAGTCAAGCGACCACCACCAGTTGGTCCAGCAGTAAACGACCTTGCACTGTGTCGAGAGTGTGGTGAGTAGGTATTACGAACCCCACCGAGAATTTTTTGCGCTTCTTGTTGCCCCATGTATTGGCGATACTTCTGCGGGTCTTTACTCATGGGTTGCTTAGTCGCAATACCACGGTGACTCATTTCAACAGACAAGTGAGGCTTCATTAAACCTGTTTTCTTTCCACCTTTGATACCACGCATGTGCGCTTTGAACCGGCGCATAGTAGCACCCACACCACCGGATTGTCCACCCGGTGGTTTCTTGAATTGTCCAGTTGAAGGGCGGAACTCTCTTCGCTTTTCACGGCGACGACGAGCCTCTATTGTACCTCGTGTATCACGCTTGAGTAGTGTACTCCAAGCATCTTCCATTGGTTCACCTGTCATAACCTGTTGGTCTGCAAAATACTGGCTTGGGTCTGTTGCTTGTAAATTTTGTAGGCTTTGTTGAGCCTCTTTACGAGCATCGTCAAGTTGCGGCATACGACGAGCCATACGACTCACATTCTGCATATATTGTTGTCTTAATTGTGGGTCATGACTGTCCATTCTTCTTTGCATTTCAACATAATCGGGATTTTGTCGCCCTTCATGCATTATTTCATGAGCCATGTTTTCTAAGTCTTGACCTTCAAGTTCCGGCATCAACATTCGTGCTGTAGGTACAGCAATGTTTTGTAGCATTTCTTGTTGCTTTCGGTTTGGTCTTGCCATTTGCTGAATAACACGGTCGAATTGTCTTGCCTCTTGCGTAAGCCCCGATTGAAATAATCTATCTCGTTCTTGAACTAAGTCTTCAATAGAAGCCTTCAACAACTCACTCCAAGCACTATCCATCGGTTCACCTGTTCTTACGGCTGAATTACCTGTACCCATCGCTGAACCTGTACCTGTTTTTGCACCAGTGGCTAAGTCGAGTAAATGTCCACGACTACCAGCCGGTCCACCTTGAAGTCCTATCTCACGCTCATCATCACGCTTGTTACCATCATCAAGACCGGGTTCAGTTTCTAAGCCCGGTCCTTGACCTAACCCTTGTGATGGTTTAATTTTGATGTGTTTAATGTCTTTGGCTTTTTTCTTTGCCGCTTCTTCTTTGAGTTTTTTTTCTTCTGCCCGCTTTTCGTTGTCTTCGGGTGAAGTGGGGCTGTATTTACCCTCATCCTCATTAGCAGAAGAATACATGTGAGATGATTCACTACGAGGCGCATACATGCGTGTGTCCGAACCTCGACCCATAACCATTATTCCACCCCCATGTTTTCTTCAAGTTGTTTTTTAATACGAGTCCATGTTTCCGGGCTTTCTTTGCTTAATTCAATTGACAGCACATTGATTGTTTGGTTAATTTGCTGTCCATCGCTTTGCGGCCCCCATTGGTCTTGGAATCGCAGAAGGTCTTTCACCGTTTCTCGCACTTCCTTATGCAATATAACAGCATCCCTTACGAAGCCATCTTCATGCACACTTCCCTCATCAAGTAATTCGGAAAGTTTGTGATTTAATTTTTGAGCGTTTGAGCGTAGTAGTTCAATTTCTCGACCTGCTGTGAGTGCTACTTCTAACGCCGCTGTTTTTTGCACCAATGGTTGAAAGTGATTTTTCATATGGCTGTACACTACACTTTCACTTATTTCAAGAGCCGTAGCAATAGCATCAGTAGTTCCTCCATTGTTAAAATACTCAAATTCGTATTCGGCTCGATTAGGTGAAGCGCATACAGGGCAAGATGGGTTTGCCGCCATGTGATATTCACCCATGTGATTACGATAGTGGCGGTCAGCGGTATTGGCTCGCCATCCCATGTTTTTATCCATTTCTTTAGGTGTGATGTGACCTTGTAAGAGTTGTTCTTCTAACTCATTACGGTCTTCGTGAATGCACATTCGGCAAGAGCGTTTGACAACTTTATCACCGCCCTCCATGACAATGCTACGGGTTGCCTTTAGAAAACTGTTATGGTAAATGTAGTGTTCGCAAAAAACATGTGGAGGGTAAAAAGAGTAGCAGGTGTGCCACTCAACAAAGAAAGTATTCGTAGCCTTACACAAGCCGCTAAAGATGTTGTAAAGGGTGATTACGCACCTACAAATTTAGTAAATGAAAGGCTTCGTATTTGCGGTACTTGCCCTCATGGTGGTACAAAGTGTTTTCTTTGTGGTTGTTTTTTAAAGTCTAAAACAGCATTGCTTAATTCGCAATGCCCAATACACAAATGGCCGTCAGCGAGTGATGCGGGAATAAACACCAGTAAGCATGAGGAAACTACCAAATAAACCTACAAGGTAATAAGAAACACTGGCTGAATCCATAGAGCCGCCTTTGAAAATTAAAATCATAAGCATAGTGACAATAATAGAAATTAGTTGCACCATTACCATATCAACGATAACACTGCGATTTGGATTCAACATATCGAGTGTAGTAGCGGCAAAGGAAGAAGGAATGTACCCTGTATAATCATTTTCTCTCATTATCTCATCCCCATAAACGAACGACCGAGGCTACCAATGCCTCCGCCGACTTTTTCCATAACACCTTCATTAGCAAGGGCCGCTGAAAGGGCACCGCCCATCATGGATTGTTGAGCGAAAGTTGCTAACTGTTGTTGTTCCATTTCTGTTTGACTTACTTTCTGTGTAGCGGCGGCTTGAAGATTGGTAAATTGACCTGTCACATTTTCTGCACTCATGGTTTGCAAGTTTGATGGAAGTGAGGTCACATCCATTTTCATTGTACCACTTTCTTCGTCAAGAATAAAAGTAGCATTACGAAGAACTTCAAGAACACTAAAACTCACAAGGTTGCTAAACATTTCAACAAAAGTACCCATTTGGGGGCTGGCAACATATCGTTCAATAGGAGTAATACCTCGTAAAAGCATAATTTGAATTTCAAGTTCACTTGGTGGTGCTACTGGTTGTTGGGTAAATTGATTTTGCTGTCCACCAAACATTCCTTGCATAATAGGGGCTTGACTCACACCCATCATTTGTTGATTAGCCCACGGGTTTTGTTGTGTTGCAGGTGCGCCTAAATTCAAAGCACCGCTATTCATCGGTGCTGTATTTCCGCCTAATCCCAACATCTCACTCACCTACCCCAATACTTTCTTGGTCAAGAGGGTTTTGATTGACTACTTGGGCTACTTGTTGTTGTACAAGTGCTTGAAAAGCCGGTGTTGCTTGCTTTTCTAATGCTAATTCATGTTGAAATATACGCAAATCAAACGAAACCGTAGTAATGTCATTTTCTCCTGTAATTGGATTGGTATAATGATTTACATTGATGCCTTTTGTTTTGCGAGAATCCTTTTCCAGTTCAGCAAAAAATGGCTCATATTTCTTCAACATAGTAGGAGTGGGGTCTTTTTTGGTGACAGCCGAAACAGGAACAGTCACAATTGATACACCCTGCTTGACTCTATCTCGTAATCGTTTTGGATTTGATTCACTGATACGGTCTTCTTCTGCTTCCCACTTAACAAGTAAATGGTATAGATGCATGTGTTCGGGGCAATAAGTTCCTCTCATTTTACGGCCACTGGTGACTCGTTCTAAAGCCACAAACGCTTCCGGCTCACCTGTTACTGGATTTTGCCAATACATTTCCCAAAGACTTCGCCCTGTATCTTCATCGCAAATTTTAGCGTACAAATTATCATACTGAATTAAAGTAGCACAGTCACACCCATCAACAACGCAAACACTTGTTTGTTTATTGTAGTGGTATTTTCTTCCAAACACCCATCGTACAGGATTAAAGAGTCCTCGCTTTGAGGGTGTAAGAAGTTTGTACGCTTGTTTAATGTCTTTCTTCCTTGCTTTTTGTGGGTCGGGATGACGACTTGGGTAAAAATTTACTTTGGGAACTTGTAAATTATTTTGACCCGCAACTTCTTGCATTGCGCCTTGTGCTGTTGCTTGTTCCATCAAAGCGGCATACGAGAGAGTATCATTACCCTGTTGACTTAACGCCATTAAATGTGCTTGGTTTACACTACCAAGATTTGCTTGGTTTTGTTGATTGAATTG